CACGCCCATATCGCTCCACCTTTTCCATCGGTTGTAGAGGGTCTTGTGCGGCCCATACTCCCGCGGCGCGTCACGCCAGCGCAAACCGTTGCGATTGATGAATATAATGCCGCTCAGGACACGCCGGTCATCAACGCGTGGCACGCCATGGCTCTTCGGAAAATAGGGCCTCAGCCGCGCCATCTGAGCCTCGCTCAGCCAATACAGATTGCTCATCATGCCCCCTTTGGTTCGGGGACGATGAATCACGCAGACCGCGCAGCCTCAACCCGTTTAATGGGTCCTGAGCCTAGGGCTCACTGCCACTGTTCGCTAAGCCGTCGACGAAGGTCCGCAGCAAGCCGTTCGCCTCTTTTATGGCAATATCTTCGAACGCCCATCAGCGGCAACATTGATCACAGCCTCCCCTCCACCCATTTCGCCACGATTAGCCCCGGCACGCTGTCAAACGCCCGCTCGGCGTCGCGGTTTAGATCCAACCGCTTCGGCAACTTCACCTGCGGTACCAGCAGGAATATCGGCGCGGTAACCTTGCCGCGCCCCGTCTTGGAGCTTGACACCACCGCCTGGCCCTTGGTGTTCAGCCGTCCCTCGGCCACAAGCAAGCTCGGTCCCGTTCGACGATAGACAAACCGCAGGCGCAACCCGCGTCGCCGCTCCCATTCGCCAGGGGTGATCCGGCCACCCCGGAGGGATTTGCCTGCAGCGGGCAGCGGGATCGCCAGCCAGAAGCCATTCTTCGAGCGGATCAGCGGCCCGGTGTCATGCGCGTTGATGATCATCGGCGCTTTGGACCAGACCAGGGCCGCCGCGTTCAGGCTGTCGCCGGATTTCGGAAAACTGGCGAGCCGGATGCTGTTGCCGAGGCGGGTTCCGAGTCCCGCGCCGGTGATCTGCGCCCGCCAGGCCGACTTCAAACCGCCACCAGCCTCGCGCATGGCAGCGGACACAGCCTTTTCCCCGGCTGCGATTTCTGCCTGCATCAGAGCGACGATGTCGGGATCGAATGCGATCTTCAGCTTCATGATGGACGCAGCTCCAAAGACCAGATCAGGCGCTCGCGATCACGCAGCGGCTCCCCCTGAATCGTGAAGCTATCCGCGCCGATCACGATCAGATCGCCGGGGCGGGGGTCTGGCAGGTCGTGCACGCGCACGTCCACCATCGTCGTGTCGCTGACAAAGCAGGCTGCGCCAAATTCGGTGATGCGATCCGGGGCGCGGCGGATAACGCGGATCGGGCGTTCCTCCGATGTGGTGGCGGAGATCCAAAGTGCCACCACCGCCATGGACGGGTTGGCATAGATGCGATCCATGGCAGCAGCGAAGACAGTCACGGCAAGCGTCCGTCAGTTCGAAGTATGCAGGCGGATCGCGATGCGTGGCCGCTTATTGACCGGCAGGATCGAAGCTTCCGTCATCAGATCGATCCAGCGACCCTTTTCATCGAGGTGCTGGCGCGCGTAGAGCGGCAGGCCCATGGTGTTGGCCGCCTCCAAGAGGTTCGCCGGGCCGCCATAGGTCGTGAAAGTGTCCATCGTGCCCAGCGGGAAGGCGATGCCCTCGCTGGCAGGGATCAGCCGTTCGGTCGTCTTGGTCGAAAGCGTGACGGTGCCCGCGTATTCCTCGAACACGACGCCCGCAAAGGGGAAGTTGCGGCGCACATCTTGGCGCAAGGGTTGCGCGCCGGTAGCGGCATAGAACTTATAGGCCTCCTCGGTCTTGGGATGCGCGATCAGCTTGTCGAAGAATTCCCGGCTGACGAGGGCATGCACGTCCGACATGCTTTCGCCCAGCAGATTGTCTTCGATGGCGCGCAAGACCTCGCGGACTTTGCCCTGAACGTTGGTGCCAGCGGTGCCCAGCAGGAAATCCACGGAGATTTGCGCCAACCCAAACTCGGTGAAGTAGTTATAGAGGGTCGTGCCAGCGCCATCCTTCACGATGCCGCGGAGCGCATTCATCTCCATGTATTCCCGGGTCTGGGCGTGCTTGCGGCGCATCAGCTGCAGCTTGCGGTTCATCACCTCGACCAGCGGGTCGGCGCCATCGAAGACGCCCAGCGCGGGTTGACCCTGAATGTCGCCGGGCAGGATCACATCGTCATGCGGGATCCACGGCAGGGCGAAGGACCGCATCGACCGGCCCTCGCGGGTGCCGACCGTTGCGGGGCCACCCAGCGGCACCGACGGCAGCAGGTTCAGCACCCCCTCGTATTGCTCGATGATCACCGACCGCTGGCTGACGCCCTCGAAACGGAAGAGACCGATCTGGCCGAGGCGGGTGTAGAGGTTGGGCAGGATGTTGATGGCCTGCGTCATCTCGGCCAGCGAATAGCCGCCAGCGTCAAAGGGATTGCGGACAAGGGTCATAGGGTGCTCCGGGGGATGAAGGGGGAAAGGGCGTCAGACGCCGTCGCGGGCGATGATGCCGACGGCAGCAAGTTGGGCGATCTTGGCGGTGATCTTGGTGCCGTCATCGACGGATCCGTCGTAGGCGAGGCCTGCGCGCGAGACGATCGAGGGGCCACGGACCACGACAATGCCGGTAGCGTCCGCCAGCGTGGCATCAACTGCGTAGAGCAGAACGGCGCTGGCGGTCTGCGCACCATCAGAGCCGGTCGCGGTCGCCAGCTTGTATTTGCCGCTGGCGGTGATGCGCCCCAGGACCGAGCCGACCGGGTATGGCATGCCATGCAGCAGGGTGATGACCTCGCGGGTGTAGTTCGGGTTGACCTCATATTTGAGGACATCGCCCATGCTGGGCTGTTCCGTCAGGACGGGCATTGGTCAGTCTCCATATGCTGAGGGTTGGGGCGCTGGCTCAGCGATTGGCGTCGGTCGCGGTTTTCTTCGCGGCCGCGATGATCGGGCTGTCTTTCGCGGCGGCCGCTGCCGGGGCGGTGGCGACGATGCCAGCCGCATCGCCGCGGGCAGCAAGATCGGCCAGCACGCGAGCGCGCAGAGCCTCGGGTTTGATGCCACGCGTGACGGCATCGGCCGCATCGATGGTCACACCGAGCCGGGCCGCCTGCGCACAGACCTTCGCCACTTCGGCGGCCTCAGCACGAATGGCTTCGGCGGTCATGGCTGCCGCTTCTGGTGTCGGCGCAGCAGGTGCCGGAGCGTCCGTCGTAGGCGCGGCGGCAGCGACCGACGGTTCGGCTGTGGTCGGGGCGGTGGCTTCATCGGGCGGAATGGCAGTTGCGGCCGGGTTGGGATTGTCGGTGGGCGTGGTGGTCATCTTTAGACCCTTTCTATTGTTGGGATTGGAGCCGAGGGGTGCGGCGGCGAAGGTGCGGAAGGCGGTGACGGGATCGGCAAGGTCGTCAGCCAGACCTGCCGCGATGGCATCGGCCCCGCGTAACACGGCCGCCTCGGTAGCCAGCGCTGCCGCATGAGACAGCCGGTCCCCGCGACCTGCGGCAACGGTTTCGGCGAAGAGGAATCGCACCACTTCCAGCTCACGCTGCATCTGGTCGTGCACCGCCTCGGGCAGGGGCTGATAGGGGTTGGCGTCGATCTTGTGCGATCCGACGTGGATCAGCGTGACGGCGATGCCTTTCTGGTCCAGCGCCCCACTCATATCCGTGTGCAGCGCCACCACACCGATGCTGCCGACAGCGCCGGTGCGGGGCAGAATGATCCGGTCAGCCTGGCTGGCGAGGACATAGCCAGCCGACAGAGCATGTTCCGCCACGAATGCATGGATGGGTTTCTGCGCCCGGGCAGCGCGGATGCGATCCGCCAGATCGAAGGCCCCCGCGACCTCGCCACCGAAGCTGTCGATGTCCAGCGCGATGCCGAGCACCGCAGGATCCTCGATTGCTGCGTCGATCTGAGCAGCAATGCCCTCATAAGAAGTGAGGCCCGAGGATTGCCCGATCCACGCCCCGCGATGCACCAGCGTTCCGGCGATTTCGATCACCGCGATGCCGTCGACCACCGCGTAGGGCTGGCTTCCATTGCGCTGATGGCGCTGGGCGAGATCGTTCCCAAACAGCGAGGCGCGGGCAGGAAGAGCGGCTGCGGCCAAATCGGGAATGTCCCCGTCCAGACCCTGGAAGGTGATTTCCTGCCCGGTGATCCGCGGCCCTAAACCCGACAGGAATGCCAGCGCCTTGGCCGGGTCGACCATCAGCGGGGTGTTGAAGGCGCGCTGGGCGATTTGTGCGTGATGCATCAAGCGTCCTCCTTGGGGTCGGGTTTTTCATCGGCGCTGTCGTCCGCCTCGTCGTCCCGGTCGCTGTCCTGATCCGAGTCTTTCGCCCCACCTTGGCCCGGCCCCTGCGCGGGCGATCCCGGACGTCGGAAGTCGAGGCCCAGCGACAGCTCGCGTTTGCGCTCAGCGGCGATTTCCTGATCCACCTGTTCGGCGTCGTAGCCGCGTTCCGACAAAGCTTGGGTGCGGGATTTCAGGCCTGCTTCGATCTGCAGGATCTCGGCCGAGGCGTCCTTCATCGGATCGATCCAGTCCCATTTGGTCGGCAACCATGCGCAGGCCTGATATTGCCGCCGCTGGCTGTCATAGCCCGGCAGGTCCAGTGCGCCTGACAGCACAGCGGTGTCCATCCAGCGGACCCAGACCGCGCGGCAAAGCTGAAACACCAGCACCCCATGCTGCCAGGCTGAAATGCGGCGGCGGTATTCGATCAGGGAAATCCGCGTGTTCGAGAAATTGCCCTTCGCCGTGTCGCCGGTCAGATAGCCATAGGGAATGCCCAGCGCCGCCGCAATTTGCAGCAGGGTCCGGTACTGGAACGGTTCATAGGTGCCGCCTGAGTCTGGCGTCGCCGGTGTGGACACATCTTCGCCGGGATCGAGCCGCACCACCTGGCCCGGTTCCACCTCCAGATCCTCTTCGGTCGGTTCCAGCGGGGTTTCCGGGGCGGGCGAGGTGATGAACATCGCGAACATTGCCGCGATTTTCTTCCGCTCCAGCTCGGCGTCGTCATAGAGGTCCAGCGTGAACAGCTTTACGATAGCAGCAGCAAACCGCGACACGCCACGCAACTGGCCCGCCTCGACCGGGTCGAGGACATGGATAACGTCGGCCGCGGGGTCGCGGACAGTGTCGCCCGCAAGACCCGGGTCGGTCAAATCGCCCGGGTGGCGGCGCAGGAAGTGATACGCGACGCGGCGACCGATGCCATCAAACTCGATGCCCTGCCGGATCAGCCCAGCGCCGGGCAGCGCGCGGTTCATATCGAGCGGCAGCATCTCGGCGGGCAGCATCTGCAGCTGCAGCGGTACGGTCAGACCGTCTTCGGCCCTGCGCGGGCGGATGCGGATGAAGACCTCGCCCGACAGGAACACCTCGCGCGCCGCCCGGCGCTGCAGACCGTAGAAATCCGTCAGACCCTCGGCATCGGCATCATCGGTCCAGGCCAGCCACAGCGCCTGCAGCTCTTCCTTCTTTGCGGCATCGGCAATGGTGGACGAGGGCTTGATGCCATCGCCGACAACATTGCTGGCGAAGGATTCCACGGCATTGGCGGCATAGCCATTATTACGAACCAGCCAGCGGGCCCGGGCGGTGATGGTGTCGCCCGAGGCCGCGATCAGCGTGTTCACATGGGCGCGGGATGCGCGGAATCCGCGTAGACGGCGATGGGCTTGGGCCGCGTCAAAGCCACCGATGATCGAGCCGATGCGCTGCCGGAAAGCCTCGAAAGCCATGGATCAGAGGCCTTTCGAGGCCACGGTACCCCAGCGTCTGCGACGCGGAGTGCCGGAGGTGGCGGTAACGATCCGCGTTTCCAGATCACTGATCGCGTTCGCCAGCTCCGCATCTGAGCCATAGGTGATGGTCTTGCCGTCGTAGCTGACCGAGCGGACGCCCGCGTAGCGCGCCTCCTGCAGTGCCGCCAGAAGCGCGCGCATCCTATCCAGATCCATCTCAGTCCCTCATGAAGTTCGGTGTGTAAGCCCGGCGTTTGCGCCGCGGCGTTGTTGGTGCTCCCGCCTTGGGTGGGGCGGGTGCTGTCTGTTCGGTCGATGCCGCCTGCTGAGGTGTTGGGCGGGTTTCCACCCCGGCCTGTTCTTCAAGCCGCCGCCAGGTGGCCTCGTCCCAGCGATCCGCGCCCATGATCCACGCGGCCGCGCGGGCATAGACCCGGCAGTCCAGCGCCTCGTTCCTCTCACGCATCTTTTGCCATTCGGGATGGGCATAACCGCGCTTGTTGCGCACCGTGACCAGCTGTTCTGCCACCAGCTGCTTGAGCCATTCGGTGTCGATCCAGTCGGGCAGATGCACCGTGCCGGGGGCGTCGCAGACGCCCAGCGAACGGTCTTCATCCGAGGGCCGTTCAAGCCGCAGGTAGCGATACGTCTCGGTCTTGAACGTCGCCGTGGCCACGGACCAGAGCCGGGCACCGCGGCGCAGACGTTTGCCGCCGATGGTGGCGTCGACGAAGGTCGGCCCCGACACCGGCGTCGCCCGGTTAAAGCCTTCCAGCCCCTTGACCGGCGCGACCTGATCGAACCCCTGAGCCCGCGCCCATGCGTAAACGGCTGCAGACTCATAGCCAGTGTCGATGGCCAGCTTGCCGATCACCATGACAGCGCCATTGGCGCAGACCCATGTCCGACTTAGCAGAGCCGTCAGCTTGTCCCAGCAGGCTGGATCGTCGGGGCCACCGGCAATGACAATGTGATCGACGAGCCAGCTTTCCAGGCCGCGCCCCCAGGCCCAGACATCGATCTCGATCCGGTCCTTCTGCACATCGACGCCAGCCGTCAGGAACAGACCGCCAACCGGGATCTGCGCGCCCGTATAACTTTCGCGCCGCTCTGCCAGCCGCTGCCATTCCGGCGCATCGCCAGACTCGACCCATGTCTCGCCCAGCAGGGTGTTGCGCGCCGTGCGCAGCATCTCTTCCGAGCCCTGCGCCGCCAGCCAGTCCCGCGCAATCTGCTGCCAGCTTTTCCACCCCAAGGGCGAATAGAGCGCGGAGATGTGGAAGCCGATGGAGTGTGGATCGGCGGACACCGCAGTTGACCGCCATTCGCCCTTTTCCAGCATCTGCGTCTTGTGATGCTCGGCGATGGGGCGTTCGCAGCCCTCGCAATGATAGGCTGCCGTGTCGGGCCGACCTTTATCCCAGCGCAGGCGTTCAAATTGGAGCCATTGCATCGCCCCGCAATGCGGGCAGGGCACGAAATACCGGCGCTGGTCCGATGCCTCGAACTCTCGCTCGATCCGGCTGATGCCGCGGATCGTCGGGGTCGAGACCATGAACACCTTACGCCGGTGCGAGAAGGTCGTGGTTCGCGCCTCGGCCAGCGTGACGGGGTCACCTTCCTCGTCGGCCGAGGCCGGATAGGCGTCGACCTCGTCGAGGAAGATATACCGCGCAGGCATCGACCGCAGGCCAGTCGCCGAATTCGCCCCGGTCAGCACCAGAATGCCGCCGGGGAATTCCTTGGAAAGCATCGAGTTACCAGCATCGCGCGACCGGGCAGGCTGCACCCGTTCCTTCAGGGCCGGACTGTCCTCGATCAGCGGGTCGATCCGCCCGCGCGAGGTCCGTTTCGCCATTTCCACCGTCGGCAGCACCGCCAGCATCGGGCCCGGCGCATGGTGGATGACGAAGCCGACCCAGTTGTTGCCCGCCTCGGTCGCGCCAACCTGCGCGGCCTTCATGAAGCTGATACGCTGCGCCGGGTGCCGCGGCGACAGCGCATCCATTATTTCGCGCAAGTAAGGCGTGCGCGTGGTGCGGTATTGCCCCGGTTCGGCCGAGGCCCGCGAGGACAGTTTGCGGTGATGATCCGCCCATTCCGACACGGTGAGGTCCGGATCAGGCCGCATCCCGCGACGCCAGGCCCGAAGCATATCCTCGGCGCCGTCAAAGGCGAGATCGAGGTCTGCCGTCAGGTCGTCGCTTGCCGTGTTGTCACTGACCGAGGCTGACCCGTAGATCGGCGAGGGCGTCGAGTTGCGCTCTGACATGGGTTTCCAGCACCCTCTGCAGGATCGCGGCCTCGATCATCACCGGTCCACCGGATTGCCTTTCCACCCCGGCGGCAACTTCGGCCGCCATCAGTGCCGCCACCCGGCTGGGCCATGTGACCCAGACGTCCCGTTCCTGCCGGGCAAGGCGAAACACCAGCGTCTCGGCGCGCGCCCGATCAACCAGAACGCCCTTCTTCTTCTGGATTGCCAGCTGGCGCTCCTGTGCCTGATAGACGGTCAGCGCGGTGCGGGCTTTCAGGTAGGACGCGCTGTCCGCGGGGCCCGAGAAGCTGGCATCGCCGCCGGTGCTGCGCCGCTGCTGGTCAGGATCGGTCATGTCGGCCCGGCGCACGTCCGACGCGGCGGCGTTGATCGAGCCATCGCTATAAACCACCAGCCGACCGGCCTTGCGCGCCTTCTGGATTGCCCCGCGCGACAGGCCTGAATGGGCGGAATACTCGCGTTCGGACATACCTTCCATGGCGATGGGACGTTACCTCAAGATATTGGGATTAAACGAAAATAGTGATCTTATTCAGTTGATTGCACTCACTCGTCGAGCGATTCTCGGATCAGGAAATCACCCCCGGATCGGAGACCAGACCATGACCGCCATCACCACAATCCGCATCGATCACGACGCTCTACCCCACCAGTTCGACCGCTCGCGCCCCGACGCCGCCGCATCTGCCATCGAGGCCGCGCTGCGCGAGGACGGGATCACCGCCGAAGCCTCCGATGTGATCTCGCACATCAAGATTGAATTGCCGACCACGCAGCTGGCTGCTGCCAGCGCCGTGCTGGCCGACCTGCAGTTGATTTGAAGCCCCCAGTGTAATCGGAAAGCACTGATATTGCTTGGAATTGCCTGCGATAATCGGCGCAGCAGAGCGATGGTGATGACATGAAAACGATCCAACTCACCCAACGGAGCCACGCCATGACCCGCCTCAACCCGATCACTACACCCCGCCACCAGTTGCGCGCCGAGAAGGCCCGGCGCGACCGCGAAGCCGCCCTGAACGCCTTCATTGGCAAGAAGGCCGAGATCGACGAGATGCTCTCCCGCCTGCAGGCGCTGAGCGACGATCATTTCGACTGCCATCCCGCCGAGGTCAACTGGGGCAATGTTGGCACCCTTGAGTATTACGCCGGGCTGCTCAAGCGCATCACCGACAGCGCCTTTTGCGAGGGTGAACACGCCGAATAAGCCGACCACGCGATCTTACGCGGCCCGCCAATGCGGCGGGCTTGCTCCGGTAGAAGGCTGCGCAATCCCGCGCCACCCGATCAGGCCGGAGGCTCAGATGCCCAAACTTACCGACACGCAAACCATCATCCTCAGCACTGCTGCCCAGCGCGCAGACAATCTCGCGATGCCGCTGCCCAAGGGGCTGCATGGTGCCGCTGCAAAAAAGGTTATCACAATGATGATCGGCCGAGGCTGGCTCGAGGAGGTCGACGCCGACCTGCGCAAAGGCGAGCCGTTCTGGCGCGAGACCGGCGATGGTCACGGTACCACGCTGGTCGTCACTGACGCAGGCCTGCTGGCCATCGGTGTAGAGCCGGTGGTGATCAAGACCATGTCCGCGATCCGCACGCATGCCGCCCAAACGCCTGCGCCCGAACTGCCGACACCGCGCTCGGGGACCAAGCAGGCGATGCTCATCGCGATGCTGCAAGCCCCCGCAGGGGCTACGATGGTGGCGATCATGGCTGCCACCGGCTGGCAGGCACACACCATACGCGGCGCCATGTCGGGGGTCTTGGGCAAGAAGCTGGGGCTGGTCGTGGCCTCGGCAAAGGAAGAAGGCAGCGCTAGGGTCTATCGGATTGGCCAGAGCCGGTGAACTCTGCCGAGTGGCGGCCTTGAGCCCATTTTGCTGGACGCTGCGTCTCGCTCGAACGAAAGTAAGGCGTAGATAGCCAACCTTGTCACATTCCGTCAACCGTGCGACATGGCATGTAAGACTCATCATTCGCTACGCTGGCCAAATAGGCCAAAATACAAAAGTGATCAGTGCGGGCTTTTTAGCCTCGCAACCATAGTCCAGCTTTCTTGTAAAACGGAAGCACCTTACGATCAAATTTGCAATCAGGAGAGTTTTTAGATTTGGACTGGAATGATATTATAAAAATTGTTGGCACCCTCGGCGGAATTGCAACAGTATCAGCGGGCGTCGCCGCATTTGTAGGAAACTTCATATCCTCTCGTTTAGTGGAAACGCACAAAGCAAATTTGAACTTGCAACTTGAAACGCACAAGGGTGAGCTTAACAATCTTGCTGATCGGAAGCGACTTATTTTGAAGCGCCAGGAGCTAATGTTTGAGAGAGAGTATGCCGCCGCCGCCGAGTTTTATAGATTTTTCTCAGGTGTGATTCCCGATCCATGGGCTCCAGATTTGGACTGGGGTGATGCGCAAGCCCATATTGCCGGAGACTTTCACCGGCACGCATCTGGATTAAAAAGATTCCTGATAGAGCATTCGGCTTCTCTAAGCCAAACGGTAAGACGAACACTTGAAAAGGCGAAGCAGGTGGCAAACAAAGGTATTTTCGAGGTTGGTTATGAAACCCGTGGCGAAGATTACGACTTTGACCTTACCCCTAGTGAAGGCGTTAGAAAAATTGTCGATCAGTTTTATGATTTGCTGAAGGACGCTGACAAGCAGATTAGGTCAAATCTTGAGAGTGGTTCGTTCTCGGGAAGTGATGATCGCAAATCGATCTAGATGAATCCGTTTCTGAACCTATTTATGATTGACTTTTTCAGCTGACTGCTAGCGACGGTCCGCAGGCATAAACTCCCACTTTATTACCCTCCAGACGGCTGCATTTCGTTAGGGCTATAAAAAGGCAGAAATCGGCCAACGGAGCCGAAAAGTGGAACGGCTGCGAATTCCCGCACTTCGACCGAGCAGGAGGCCAGTGTACGTTCCAGCCCAGCAAAAGAGGCATATTCATGCCGCTAGCCTCTTGGCCTTCAGTGCAGCAAAAGTCTCACCCGTGTCGGCCAGCACGGCATCGGCACCGGTGAATTGCTGCCAGCGCTCGATGGCGACATCGACGTAGGCCCGGTTCAACTCGATCCCGAAGCACACGCGCCCGGTCGTTTCGGCCGCGATCAGCGTGGTGCCGGATCCCACGAACGGTTCAAATACGGCCTGACCCGGGCTGGAATTGTTCAGGATCGGGCGGCGCATGCACTCGACCGGTTTTTGGGTGCCGTGGACGGTGGCCGCATCCTGATCCTTGCCGGATATATGCCACAGTGTCGTTTGCTTCCGGTCGCCTGCCCAGTGGCCCTTGCCGGTCTTCTTCACCGCGTACCAGCAGGGCTCATGCTGCCAATGGTAGTCACCGCGGCTCAGGACAAGCCGGTCCTTGGCCCAGATGATCTGCGACCGCACGGCAAAACCCGAAGCCGCCAGGCTTTCGGCCACGGTCGCTGCGTGCAGCGCACCATGCCAGACATAGGCGACGTCTCCGGGGAATAGCGCCCACGCCTCGCGCCAGTCGGCACGGTCATCATTCAGCACCTTGCCGGTGCGCTTGGTCTTGGCCGCCCCAGCCTGGTTGCGCCAAGACGGGTCATACTCCACGCCATAGGGCGGGTCTGTCACCATCAGCAGCGGCTTCACATCACCAAGCAGCTGTCCGACCACATCGGCGGATGTGCAGTCACCGCAGATCAGCCGGTGCGATCCGAGCTGCCACAGATCGCCCGCCATCGAAACCGGCGTGACCGGCGGTTCTGGAATGTCATCCTCACCCTCAACAGCGCCACCTTCCAGCTGATCCGGATCGCGCAGCAAAGCATCCAGATCCTCGTCGGTGATCCCCAGCAACGACAGGTCGAAATCCTCGGTCAGCAGCCCCGCGATCTCGTCGCGCAGCATTGCCTCGTCCCATTCGCCCAACTCGGTCAGTTTGTTATCGGCGATCCGGTAGGCCCGGCGCTCGGCTTCATCCAAGTGCCCGAGCCGGATCACCGGCACGTCCTTCAGCCCCAGCATGGCCGCCGCCATAACCCGGCCATGACCGGCGATCAGCTCGCCATCGTCGGCCACCATGCAGGGCACGGTCCAGCCGAACTTTGCCATGCTGGCCGCGATCTTGGCCACCTGGTCGGTGCCGTGGATCTTGGCATTGCGGACGTAAGGGCGCAGCCGGTCAATCGGCCACGTCTCAATCTGGCTGGGCGCAAAGACCAGGTCCATGGGTGGCTCTCTCGGGCAGGCGGACATGCCGATGCGCACGGGCAGCATGGCCAGCGACAAGATCGGGGTCCGCGATGTTGGGGAAAACGAAAGCGCCCGCGAGGGGTTTCCTCCGGGCGCTCTACTTCGATGATCAAGGTATGAGTCAAGGGGGGCAGGTCTGTCAACAGAAAATCTTGCGTCGATTCAATGCCTTCCCAGCGGGTGGCTTCCGGTGGCTCGCGTCTGGTCAGGGTTGCTTCCCTGGCTTCCGTCGGGTGGATTCTTGACAAAAATAGTAAAATCCACCCTGCGGGCTAGATGGCCAAACGTAAGTTACTGTAATATATGGATTTAATTTCAGGCTGTCGCCAAGGTGGCTTCCGCCTGGATTCCCCGGTGAAGAAGCCAGTCGCTAGCGAAATGCCGCGCTGCGCCCCCCCGCATACGTTCCGGGCCTGGGAGGAACCATGCCGAGGGGGGTAGCTTTCGGTGGAATGCCTGGTGCGATCATTCTTTCACCCCAATAAATGGCCGCATCGCTAAGGTGGTTTAGGGTGATATCGTGGTCGTCCTCCAAACATCCTTAACCAACGAAATCAGAAGCGCATGCCTCTTTTCAATAGAAGCGGCGTTCCAAATTTCGAACGCTTCAAGTTTAGTATTGATCCTTGAAATTGACGTGTTCTGTCCGACCTCGGTCAGTCCTACTAGGCTACGTGTCAGATAGCATCCGCTTTTGCGATATTCTTCCCTCTTGCCCGCATAGAAGTCATTGCCCGCGACAATATTGATCGGCTTTTCGAGTAAGGTCAGATTGCCCAGACGGCTCTTGAAGTCGTCATAGTCAGCGGCAGGGTTTTCGTTGGTCCAGCTGTCTCGAAGCGCAGCGTTCGGTCTGTCAGGGAGAATGTGCTCAATTTCCAATTTGGCGAAAGGCTCTAGGCTGCCACGTATATTTACTCCGCTGAAGGCCATCTCAACATGCTGAGACAGTCGCGCCAGAAGATAACGGGTTCGATACTGCTGCATAGAATACAGCGTAAAGCGCCTAAGAGCATCGGCCAGTTCCTGCGACTTCGCGGCCATGCTTTTCTCGAAACGCTCCGCGACGAAGGTGTCCAATTTTATCTTCTGTAGAAGGGGGTCCTTCTCGCCAGCAATCTCGCGTAGCTCGTCTGCCCATAAGGAGAAATTGCGCTCAAGATCTTTCGTTGGGGTCTTTGTGAAGATATAGTAGAATAAGAAGCTTTCGAGCTGCGCCACGAAGTGATCGAATAGCGGTTTTGGGAGATTTGCTGCAGCAAGCAGCATGACATAGTGTAAGCTGAATGCGCCGCCCGCAAGCCGCTTGAGGCTGTCCATGGCAATACTCGGTTTGTTATCATTTCCCAGTCCGTTGCTAAACGCTAAGTAATGCTCAACATTTCGGGTTACTTTGCGCACGAACTCGAAGGGCTTTTCAGCGTAATTGCAGAGAGCGGCGTTTTTCTTGTTGGTAAACCAGTCATAGATTTCATCTTCCCGCACGACAGCATCGTTGCGATCGTTCTTGATGGAATAATTTGCCATCAAAAAGTAGCGTAGGAACCGGAGAGGTTTTTCCTTAGACCTTTCCAATGGCTTAGTAATTTTTTTCCACTCGTCTTTGAGTTGAGTAAATTCAGTATGACGAACCCGCGTAAATAGTAGGTTCTTTAGCAGATCCATCGGATTAAGGCCGACGCCACGCTCGTTTATCGTTTCGAAAATCTTGAGTGCACTGCTAACATCGGTCGAAATCTGAATGAACACGACATTGTTGGCCAAGTATCCCCAGTAACTCTTTAGCTGGGCAAGGTCAGGGTAGTTGTCTTTCAGATAGCGGTAAATCGTGCCGTAAGCGCCAATGAGGTTTTCTAACGAGCCAAAGCTCGCGATGCCTGACGCCTGTATACCCGCGCGCACGCCCTGCGGATCAGCATCAAGCTCCACCAGCTTTGCCATCACCTCACCCGCATTCTCGTAGCGTGGTTCCAACTTTAGGCTTGTGCGCGCCTCGCCAGCGTTGTCGGTGTAACTTGTGGAAATTAGACCGCCAATGGTCGCACGTTGAGGCTCCCCCCTGAATAAATGGTGCAAAGCGCACAGCAACAGAAAGAAAGTTGTCAGGCGCTGCTGGCCATCTATAACCTCAAAATGGTTCTTCTGGCTTGTGGGAGCTACCAATATGGTACCAATGAAATATTCGCGTGTTCCGCCAGCGTCAATCTGTTCGTTTATGTCTTCCAGCAGCTGATAGACCTCTTTGTCGGTCCAGACATACTCTCGCTGATAATCGGGGACGATGTAGAAGCATTCACGAAAAGCTTCGTCGATACTGAACCGATAGTTTTCAATCCTAGCCATGTCGCACCTTTTTCAAATTAGTTTTGTTCAGCTATCGGTGATCTCCGATAGCATCGCCTCTGCTTGCGCCAGAACGCCCCGAACTGCGGCGTCCTCAAGGTCGGGTGGATAGCCGTACTTTCGCAAGATGCGTTTGACGAGAACCCGCAGTCGCGCCCGAGCACTATCGCGGTGCGCCCAGTCAATGCTAACGTTGGCCTTGAGACCCTTCAGCAACTCATGCGCGATGATCTTCAACTGGTCATTGCCAAGGACATCCACCGCGCTCTCATTATCGGCCAGCGCATCGTAGAAGGCGATTTCCTCTGGTGTGAGGCCGGTTTCTTCACCCCGGTTTCTGGCCTCGCGCACTTCTTTTGCCAGCGCAATCAGCTCTTGCAGCACCTCTACGGTGCTGATCGCATTGGTGTGATAGCGCGAAATGGCCTCTTCCAGCCGTTCGGAAAACTTCCGTGTTTCAATCACGTTCGAGCGGCTGCGCGATCTGATCTCATAATTTAGCAGCTTTTTTAGGGCTTCTAAAGCAAGGTTTTTCTTCTCCATCTGCCCGATTTCAGCCAGAAACTCATCTGACAGGATTGAAATATCTGGTGATGAAAGCCCCGCCGCCGAAAGGATGTCGACGATCTCTGTTGAGGCGACCGCGCCATTTACAATTTGGCGGATGGCCAGATCGCGATCGGCGGCAGAGCGGCCAGAGGTATCAGCTGCCTTGACCATAGCTGCCCGCACGGTCTGGAAGAAGCCGACCTCGTCGCGAACGTCGCGGGCGGTATCGCTGGCCGAACAGAGGGCAAAGGCCTTGGATAGCGCCAGCACGGCGTCCTGATAACGACGGTGCGCGGACTTCTTGGCTTCCTTGTCAGTTTCGCCCTGGGCGGCTGCGTCTTGCTTTGCAAGGATCCAGTCGAGGGCCCCAGCCAAGGCGACGAGGCGTTGATGAGGCGTGCCTGTCAGCCCGGTTGAATAGTCAAAACCGTGGAACATGGCTCGCACCACATCCAATCGTTCCAGAAGGGCCGCTACAGCCTCGGCCTCGTCGATGCCTGCTTGTTCCTGGTCCGATTGGGAGTATTGGCCCAGCGCGGATTTCAGGTTCTGGGCGATTCCGATGTAATCGACGATCAAGCCTGCGGGCTTGTCACTGAAGACCCGGTTTACCCGGGCGATGGCCTGCATCAGGCCGTGCCCGCGCATCGGCTTGTCGATGTACATTGTGTGCATCGACGGGGCGTCAAAGCCGGTTAGCCACATGTCCCGGACGATCACCAGCTTGAGCGAGTCTTTCGGATCTTTGGCACGTTTAGCAAGGAGGTCTCGCCGTGCCTTGCCGCCGATATGCGGCTGCCAGGCTTCGGGATCCGAGGCAGAACCCGTCATGACAATCTTGATCATGCCGTCCGCATCATCATCAGAATGCCATTCCGGGCGAAGGGCCACAATCTGGCTATAGAGGTCCACGCAGATGCGGCGGCTCATGCAGACGACCATGACCTTGCCATCCATGGCCTGCACCCGCGCTTCGAAATGCGCAACAAGATCCTCAGCAACCATCTGAAGTCGTTTATCGGAGCCGACAAGTGCCTCGACGGTGGACCATTTTCGCTTCAGCCGCTCCTGCTCGCTGACAGCTTCATCCTCGGTTAGTTCTTCAATTTCGGCATCAACCTTGGGCTTTTCTGCGTCGGGCAATTCGATCCGGGCAAGGCGGCTCTCATAGTAGATAGGTACTGTCGCCCCGTCCTCGACGGCGCGGCTGATATCGTAGACGTCGATGTAATGTCCGAACACGGCGGGCGTGTTCACGTCGTCCTGTTCGATCGGCGTCCCTGTGAACCCGATAAAGGAGGCGTTCGGCAGCGCATCGCGCAGATGTTTGGCGAAGCCGTACGCGATTTCGCCGGTCTTTTCGATCCGGGCCTTGAACCCGTACTGGCTGCGGTGGGCTTCATCGGCAATCACCACCACGTTGCGCCGATCGGTCAGCATCGGATACGCCTTGCCGATCTCGGGTGCGAACTTCTGGATGGTAGTGAAAATGACCCCGCCCGAAGCCCGGCTCAGCGCCTGCTGCAGATCCTCACGGCTGTCGGCCTGCAACGGGGTCTGGCGGATCAGGTCACGACACATCGCGAACGTGCCGAACAACTGATCGTCCAGGTCATTGCGATCAGTGACGACAACGATGGTCGGATTCTCCATCGCGGGTTCGCGCACCAACTGCCCGGCGTAGAAGGCCATCAGCAGGCTCTTGCCCGAGCCCTGGGTATGCCAGATCACCCCAGCCTTGCGGTCGCCCTCTGACCGGCTGGCTTCGACCGTGCTGATCACCGCACGTTTGACGGCGTGGAACTGATGATAACCCGCGATGATCTTCGCGATGCCGCCGGAGGTGTCGCCAAAAACCGTGAAATCGCTCAACAGCGATAATAGCCTTGGGCGGGCGAAGACTCCTTCGATCAGCACCGACATTTCGGGCGCGCCTTTTGGGGCTACAGCTGCGCCATCTGTCGTGCGCCAAGGCATGAAGCGTTCAAGATCAGCAGTCAGCGATCCGATACGGGCCTGGATGCCATCGGTCGTGACCAGCACCGCATTGGCACGAAACAGCGATCCGATCTGCGCCTTGTAGGTTTGCAGCTGGTTGAACGCCGCGCCCAGGGTAGCGCTTTCCGCACCGGGCTTCTTCACCTCGATCACGCCGACCGGCAGGCCGTTCAGGAACACCACCACATCGGGGCGGCGGTTGTTGCCGTTTTCGATCACCGTGAACTGCGCAATTGCCAACCAGTCGTTCTGCTGATCCTCCGGGTCGATCAGGCGCACGGCGTCGCCACGGATCGTCCCATCCTCGGCGCGGTATTCAACCGGCACGCCCTCGACCATGGCGCGATGCAGACGGCGATTTTCTTCGATCAAGGAAGGGCGCTCGACGGCTAACAGCTTGCGCAGCGCATCCTCGCGGGCGTCTTCGGGGATATGCGGGTTCAGCCGGGCGATGGCATCGCGCAGACGGCTAGGCAGGACCGTGTCGGAATAGGCCTCACGTTCCGGGGCGCGGCCATCCGGGCCCGAGACCGCATCGTTCAGGCAGATGTAGCCCAGCGCGGTAAGTCGATCGAGAAGGACAGCTTCGATTTCGGACTCGGAGAGTGTTGGCATAAAAGCCTCTTACCTTAACCGCTTTGCGGGCTTGTCGCTCACTTGCGCGCCACAAAATTTCTTGTGGACCGATTCGGCGCAATATGTGACCCACAAACTGACTTGTTGCGCATAAGTGACCCTCAAAACGCCGCCCGCCCTTCGCAGATGTTCAACAACTCCGGAAAAGCCAGCACGGCGGGCCGCCTGCCGCTCGACGGCCTGATCTCTCGCAGCAGTCCATTGTCGCGCACCAGCCGCAGGATGCGTTTGGCGGTCGGCTCGGGAATATCGGCCTGTGACACGAAGTCCGACGCCACAAAGATCGGGCGGCTGAAGAACCAGTCAAGCGCGCGCACGCCGTACTGTGATCGCGTCGCCCCGACCATCCAGTCCTTGCGCGCGGTGTACAGCGCATGAATGGCCTGCGCCTTTGATTGGTTGCTGCCTGCCTGGTCGATGATCGCGCGCAGGAAGAACCCGCACCAGCCGGTCCAGTCGCCATCCCGTGATACTGCCAGCAAGCGGTCGTAATACTCATCGCGGTGCGCTTCCAGATATTCCGACAGGTAGAAATTCGGGGCCGACAGCAGGCCCTTGGATTTCAGAAACAGCGGGATGATCAGCCGCCCCAGCCGCCCGTTGCCATCCAGAAACGGGTGGATCGCCTCGAATTCGGCGTGCAGAATGGCAAGCTGGATCATCGCATCGGGGGCCGGGGCGTGGATGTACTCCTCCCAGGCAGTCATCGCATCGGGCAGCGCTTCGGCGGAACAGGGGATGAACCGCGCCGCCTCTATGGTGCAACCCTCGGGGCCGATCCAGTTGGGGATGCGGCGGTATTCGCCCGGTGATTTGTTGCGCCCGCGCACGCCCTGCATCAGGCGTTCATGTGTCAACCGGATCAGGCGTTGCGACAACGGCAGGTCATCCAGCAGGCGCGCGGCTTCGGCCAGGGCGGCGCGATAGTTCAGCACCTCGCGAATGTCGGCCTTCTTGGGCGTGCTTTCATCGTCAGGCGCGCCTTCGGCCTCGAATTCCAGCACTTCGCCCAGAGTGGCCTGCGTGCCCTCGATCCGGCTGGACAGTACGGCCTCCTGCGAGGTCAGCGGCGAGAGCAGCACGTTGGGGTTGGGGATGCCGTGCAACACGCCCTCGTACCGCGCGACGGCGGCATTGGCCGGGCCGATCAGCGGCAAAAGCTGCGGCCAGTCGAGCGCCTCTGGCGGAAACCGGCCAAGATGATAGGCAACGGCCACTACAGCACGGTCTCGACAGCGCGCTCAGCCTCGGCCACGCGCAACTCGCCCGACATCAGCCGGGGCAGGAGCAGATCGCGGGTCTGGGTGAGGGTACGGGATTCCGTCTGGAGCAAAAACGCCCGGTCAAAGATCGGTGCCACCAGCTTGTCGAATGCTTGGTGGGCAGTTTCGGGCGCAATGCAAATCAGCATTCGCTGCATATCTGCCTTCGTGACATGGCCAAGCCCGGTGGTCTGCTTGTTGTGCGCCAGTTCTGCAAACTCGGGTTTGAGGAATTTTAGCATGGCATGCAAGAAGGGTTTGCTGCGCTTTTCTGTCTCACGCACTGCGAAAATATGCTGGTTCAACCATGCTTTGCCGCCTGACCAAAGGAAGGTGTCAATTGAGGTATCAGGGTTGCCCGACCATGAGAAAAGCAACTCCCCGTCATTGATCAGATAGCGTGATCCAAGGTCGGTAGCCGTCCACGCTGTTTTTTCTGTCACGCCATTTTTAAGTTCTGCGATTTTGATCACCGGCAGCGCATCGGGTGAGTCAGAAAAATGCATGTTCTTATAAGCTGCGCCGTTAATCCAATCGGCTTGATCAATGACAGCCTCAAATTCCCATCCCTCCGGTTTGCCTGCATCGTCCAGACGGTCGGGGAAGAGGGACCAGAGGTCGGGGGAGAGATAGGGGGCGGCCGGTTCGTTTTGATTTTTCGCGCCAGCGGCGCTCTGGGCCATCTTGGCGCGGGTGGGGCCGAAGTCGACGAACCAGTCGCGGAACAGCGCCCGGGCCATGGCCTCCAGCGTGGCGTTCATCCTCCGGTTCAACTCGATCTTGTCATCCAGTGCCCCGAGCGTGGCGGCAATGGCTCGTTGCTGCTCGATTGGTGGCAACGGGAGTGCTTGCGCTCCAAAAACCTCCCTACTCAGGGTCGGATTTGATGTCCCATCTTTCAGGTGATTGAGGCCAATATACTTGATTAAGAAATATGCGAACTTCAAATCGATATCATCGGATTTCGGTACTAGCGAATATCCCGTATCAATCACCCAATAGTCACGGTCGACCCACTCGACCCCAAGTGGTCCCTGTCCTTTGCGGCCAATCACGATTCCTGGCCCTTTGAAGAGTGGCTTATTATGCCAGCCGCACTGCCCGTTCGTCCCAAACACTGGAACTCCACCTGGTGATCGAGAACTAGAGACAAGTGCCTTGCCGTAAACCAAGTCGAACAATGATCTTGCTGGAACCAAGTCCCAAACGACCTGATCTGCGCTTGGAATGCCGCGAGGTTGAGTGGTCCCGTCAGGAAGAGCCCGGTGTCTCACTATCAAAGCCCAACCACTTTAGCTAACCGCTCACGGATCGTCGTCGTCAACGCATCAGCTTCCGCGAATTGCGCCTCCAGTTGCTCCTGCAAATCCGCGAAGCGCTCGGCAAAGGGCGTCTCGTCCTCCTCTGCCACTTCAGCCCCCACATAGCGACCCGAGGTCAGGACGTGGCCGTGGGACCGGATTTCCTCGATGCTGGCGGATTTGCAGAAGCCGGGAATGTCGGCATAGCCCTCACCCAGACGCCAAGCGTGGTAGGTCTCGGCGATTTGGGTAACGTCGGCGTCGGAGAACTCTTTGCGTGTGCGGTCCACCATGAAGCCCAGCTTGCGGGCGTCGATGAACAGCACCTCGCCCCGCCGGTCGCGCAGCTTTCGGTCGCGGGCGATGCCGTTCGACTTGTCCTTCGCCAGAAACCACAGGCAGGCGGGGATCTGGGTGGAATAGAACAACTGCCCCGGCAGGGCGATCATGCAATCGACCACCTCGCCTTCGATCATCGCCTTGCGCATCTCGCCTTCGCCCGACTGGGTCGAGGACATCGAACCATTGGCGAGCACCACACCTGCCGTTCCCGAGGGGGCCAGATGGTGCAGGATATGCTGCAGCCAGGCGTAGTTTGCGTTGCCCGCGGGGGGCGTGCCATATTTCCAGCGCCCATCCTCGCGCAGCCGCTCGCCGCCCCAGTCCGAGATGTTGAACGGCGGGTTGGCCAGGATCACATCGGCGCGCAGGTCGGGAAGTTCGTTCTTGTGGAAGGTGCCTTCGGAGTTCCACTTGATGTCGGCGTCGATGCCGCGCACTGCGAGGTTCATCTTGCACAGCCGCCAGGTGGTGTAGTTGCTTTCCTGCCCGTAGATGGCGATGTCGCCCAGACGACCGCCGTGGGCCTCCACGAATTTCTCCGACTGCACGAACATGCCGCCCGAGCCGCAGCAAGGGTCATAGACCCGGCCTTTGTAGGGTTCCAGCATCTCGACCATGGTGCGCACGACGGAGCGGGGCGTGTAGAACTCGCCGCCGCGCTTGCCTTCGGATCCTGCGAACTGGCCGAGGAAGTATTCATAGACGCGGCCCAGCAGGTCGCGGGCCTTGTCCTTGCCCTCGCCCAGCGCGATGCCTGAAATGAGGTCGATCAATTCCCCCAGCATGACGGCGTTGAGCGCGGGGCGGCCATAATCCTTGGGCAGAACGCCCTTGAGGGACGGGTTCACCTTTTCGATGGCTATCATGGCTTCGTCGATCAGCTTGCCGATGGTTGTCTGCTTGGCGCTGGCTTGCAGATGCGACCAGCGCGCCTCTTGCGGCACCCAGAAGATGTTTTCGGCAAGGTATTCGTCGGGGTCTTCGGCACCTTCGGGGTATTCGGTCAGGAGTTGCTGACGTTTGAGTTCGAAACTGTCGGAGATGTGCTTGAGAAAAATCAGGCCAAGGGCAACGTGCTTGTAGTCTGATGGCTCCATGTTGCCGCGCAGCTTGTCGGCGGTCTTGAACAGGCTGGCTTCAATGCCGAGGTCGGAGCCGTTGTCGAGTGATGCCATTGATAAAACTGCCTCATTCTAATTGTTTTCTGAACCGTATTTCAGCCAGAAGCTGAAATCCAGAGAGAAGAAAATGTTGGACATCACCGAGGCTTCCAAGGCTTCACCCTCGGCATCGCTGCCGTCACCTCGACATCCCGCAAGATCCGGCCCGCTACCAACCCATCCCGCACCCAATCCAACGCCTGCCACCAATCCTCATAGCCGCGCCGGGCGGAAGTGATCTGTTCCGGGTGCGGTCGCCAGGTGACGGGGCAGGCGAGGACCTCGACGGTGCGCCATTTGCCCCGGGTCTGCACCCGCTCAGTGCCAACGACGACCGTGATGGACCGTTCGCCGTGCTGATTGCGGCTGGTCTCCACCGGCACGCAGCGTGGAACCACTCCGGGCATCCAGTCGGGCGTCATCCCAGCGCGGGCCAGTTCTGCGACCCGGATCGCCATGCGCATGCCGCCGAGGCTGTCGGGGATCCCGGCGACAGTGGCGGCGATTACCTCTGCATCCGGGTGGGTGTAGCTGCCCCGCTTGTGCTGCCCGCCGTCCACTTTGCAGCCCAGCGCGGCACGTTGCATCAGGACGTATTCCAGCCCGAACCCGGAGCTTTCTTCCGACACGTCCTCGCGCAGCGGCAGTTCCAGTTGCGCTTTTTCAACCCGGAACGCCCATTCCAGCGCTGCCTGGACGCCCAGCGCGCGTTTCGTGCGGCCGCCACCGCTGTTGATCGGTCGTTGCAGGGTCATCGCACACCCCGCATCCGAAGCCGTTCGGGCGTGACCAACCCGCGCACCAGCATGGCGTCGCGCGTGGTGTTGCTGATCGTGTTGGCTGGAAGGTAGTCATCGGAATTGACCATCCGGGCATAGAAGGCCGCGAGTTGGTCAGCGCTGGGGTGGGGACCACCATCGCGCTTGCGCTGCCGTTTGGCTTTCCGACCGCTGGCATCTGCCGCGGCGGCCTGCGCATCCCGGCGGGCGGCGCGTTCCATGGCACGATCGAGTGCCTTGGGCCCATCGGGCGGGGCAGGGTGGTCGCGCCTGGTCTCGGTGGCAACCTCAACGATCCGGTCCTCGGAGAGGCCGAGCTCATCGATCCAGCGACGCACATGGGTCCGTGCTGGCCAGCCCTGCCACCAGGCGGGCAGCGTGGCATTGGCGGCAAAGCCCAGCGCCGAAATCAGCTCTGCAAAGAACCGATCAAAATCGGAATCTCGCGCAGCCGCGTCCTCCTCCTCCTTTACTGGTTCCCTTAGTGGTTCTCTTACAAGGTTAGTGTCGCAATTTGAGACACGGGATTGGCTATTTTTGAGACACGGGTTTGCGTCAAATTGAGACACGGACCCGTGTCCGGAACTGAGACACGGCTTTGGGCCTGTTCCGGACGACAAGTCCTTGCAGCTGTGCGCTTTTTCGGCAGTTGACCCGTGTCTCAAATCCGGACACGGGGGTTCAGCCTCTCCTGCCTCGAAGGGATTGGTTGAATCACACTCGATTTGGCCCGGTCCGCGTGGCGTGAACCCGGGCTCACAGCCCAGCAGATAGCGGGTGGGGCGCTGCTGCCCGGTCCTGGGATCTATCACCCTGATCCGACGAATGAGTCCGCGTGCTTCCAGCCCCTCGAGGTGGCGGTTCAGCGTTGCCCGGCTGATCTCGCAATCGTGGGCCAGCCGCACCTGTGAGGGAAAGCAGCCATAGTCCGGGTTGAACCGGTCGCAGAGATGCCAGAGCACGATCTTGGCTGTCGGCTTCAACCCGCGCTGCTTGATCGCCCAGTTGGTGGCTTCATGGCTCATGGCGCGGGCCTCCGAACCGGGGGCGCGATGCGCGTGGTGAACCCGTGATCCGCCAGTGCGCCCAGCGCGTCGTCCAGAGAGCGCACCAGCGCCCAGCCGAAGCCCTGCGCCAGCACTGCATCGCGAAACGCCTCCTGGTTGGGACGCAGCCGCCCTTTCGGGGCCTTCAGCTCAAGAAACAGGACGCGCCCGTCGCAGAGCACCATCAGGTCGGCAAAACCGGCATGCACGCCCATGCCGACGAGGATCGCCTGGCGCTTTGCCCCGCGTGGGCCAGCCTCGGTCACCTCGTTGGCGCAGTGATGGATAATGGCCGTGCGCGGCAGGGCGACGCGCAGCGCCTGCACCACCGCACGTTGCAGATCGGCCTCGGGTGTGCCGCGCCGCTTCATGACCCCACCTCCGGATCCGGCCGATGGTTGCCCCGCCCGGGATGCCTTGCATCGACGACCACCAGCAGGATGCGGGCGTCCTCGCGTTCCTCGTCTGTCTCGCCATGTTGAACGAGCACAGTGCAGGCCAGCCGGATCAGGTGATCGGAATGGTGGACCACATCGGCGACCACGGCGCGGGCCTCGCGCCGCCGCTCGTGGATCCAGTCCGTGCGCGCTGCGTCCCGCGCAGAGTGTTTGCGAACAGATAGGTGCGGCTTCATCGCCGACCTCCCGCGCGCCGGGGGCTGGGCAGTTCCTGCTGTTGCAGCCAGTCCTGCACCGCGTCACGGCGATAATAAACCTTGCGGCCCGCGCGGACGCAGGGCGGCCCGAACCGTCGCGCCTCCCAGCGGCGCAGCGTGTCCACCGTCAGATCCAGCTCAAGCGCCAGGTCGAGGCGGCTGATCCAGCCGGTCAACACGCCACCCGGCGCGGATCGCTCTGAGGTTCCGGTGTCTCGCATGCTCTTGTCTCCCGTTGATCGCCCGAAGCGGGCTGATTTCCGGATCCAAAAGACGCAGACGCAAAGGGGTGGCGGGAAGGCGCAGGGTGGCACTGGAATTGGCATTGCGTGCCACCCCTTGTTTTATTGGGGTTTGCGCGTCTGGCGTGATGTCGGACAAGTCAGGCGCAGGGCGGGCAGGTGTGCCCGCGGGCACAGCGCCGGGGGCCGTTGTGCCGGTTTGCGCCGCATCGGCCCGCATCGGGCGACATTCGGCAGCACAGGCGGGGTTTGAGTTGGGTGGCAGGGTGGCATCGCTTTGCCGAAGCCGCGCCACCCCCTGATTTCATTGAAGATTTACAGAATTCTCTGGTGATTCTGGCGCCAATCCGCGCTGCGCGACCCGTTGCACGCCACCACCGCGTTGGCCGTACTTGCCAGATTTTCCGCAGAACCCAACAAAACAACGGGTGGCACGGGTGCGGCGCTCCGGTGCCACCCTGCGCCTCCCCGCCACCCCGATGCCTGTGCTTGGCTTGATTGTGGGGCGAATCTACGCCTGTGTCACAGGTGAATGGAGGTCCTGAGTTGGTCAAGAGATTGCGATTGAACGATAAATCGGTGCGGGAGGCGGTCCCTGCGAAGGGGCGCGACTATCAGATCTTCGACACCGAAGTGCGGGGGTTCTCGATCCGCGTTCTGCGGTCGGGCAACCGGTCGTTTGCGCTCGATTATCGGTATGCCGGGGCCCAGCGCCGCATGGCCATCGGGCGCTGGCCGGAATGGACGGTGACAGCAGCACGCGAACGCGCCAAGGAACTGCGTCGCGAGATTGACGATGGCCACGATCCCCTTGGCGCGCGGGGTGAATTGCGCGAGGCCCCAAGGATCAACGACATGATCGCGCGCTACATGGACGAGCATCTGCCGCATTTGGCCAAGACCAACGCATCTGACCAGCGGTCCATGCTGACAAAACTCGTGGCACCGCATTGGGGCAACAAGCTGGTGAGTGAGATCACGCCACATGATGTGGCCAAACTGCTGAACATCATTGCCAAAGGCCGTGCGCGGCCTTCGAAGGACAAACCCAACAACCGGGCGCGCAAGCTGCAAGGGTCAAAGCCGACCCCGATCCGTGCCAACCGGACGGGCGAGGTACTGCGCAAAATGTTCACGCTTGCCATCAGCTGGGGCTGGCGCACGGACAATCCGGCGTCGGGCTTCAGGAAAAGGCTCGAGAACGCCCGCGAGCGGTTTCTGTCGCAAGACGAGATCGCGCGGCTGGCCGAGGCGCTGGACGCGACCGAGGATCAGCGCGCGGCGGGGATCATCCGGATGTGCCTGCTGACCGGCAGCCGGGTGGGCGAGGTGAGGCAGGCGCGGTTTGAACAGTTCAATCTGGAGCTGGGCAGCTGGTCAAAGCCCGCCACGACGACCAAGCAGCGCAAGATACACCGCATCCCGATCTCGGCCGAGGTGGCCGCCATTGTGCGCCAGCGCCAGCTCGTCGTGCCCAAGGGCAACCCGTGGCTTTTTCCCGGCGATGTGCCGGGCCAGCCGGTCAAGGAAATCCGCCGCTTCTGGATCAACATGCAGAAAGAGGCCGGACTTCCCGGGGTGCGCATCCACGACCTGCGCCACACCTTCGCCTCCTTGCTGGTCAGCGGCGGGGCATCGCTGGAAATGATCGGCAAGCTATTGGGCCACAGCCAGCTGCAGACGACCCAGCGCTATGCGCACCTGATGGATTCGCCCCTACGCGCCGGTGTCGATGCCGTGGCCAGCATGCTCCGGCCCCGGCCGAAGATCGTGCATGATGCCGATGCAGCGCCTAGGTTAGCCGACGATCAAAAGTCCGCGTGACCCGTGCCGCCTTGTGCGGGGCCGGTCAGGCCTCTTCGCGGCGCAGCTCATGCCAGATCGGCGTGATCCGCCTGCGGATGCTGCGGCTGTCGGGGATCCTCGCGCCACCGGTCTGATCTGCGAACCAGTCCTGCATCTCAGCGATGAGTTCGGCCTGCGTGGCGGGCAGGCCCTGATCGTGGATGCGCCGGATCAGGGCGATGTTCATGCCCGCCCAATGATAGGGCTGTCCGCCATTCGGACCCGCAGCGGCCTTGCGGACCAGGTCGTGCTCGTCCTCGAACCCGAAAACCTCATCAGCACGGATCAGCATATCCGCAACCGTAACCGGGACGCCATCCGGCGGGTCCGTGATGAACAGCCAGTTCGAGGCATCGGGTGGCAGGATGCGTTGCATGATACCTTCGGTTGGGCTGGGTCCGCTGCGGCGAAACAGGGGCAGCAGGTCCATTGGCGACAGGGTCACCGGGCCCGCCAGCTTTACATCGTCACAACGGACAAAGCCGATCCCGGTCATGATCTTCAGCTTGCCCTGTGACGACCATCCCGCGATGTCGGCGACAGAACAATCCCAACGGACTGAGACCTCATAAAGCGAAAAAAACACGCGCGGTGGTAATGCCACGGCGACTCCCTCCTCAGTTGAGCCAGAGGAGAGACCATGCCTGTACCCTGCTGACCATGTTTTTATGGCAAGACAGTAAGATCCGGGCGCAAAAGGTCAGGGAGTAAACTCGCCTTCTTCAACACTTCTGCGCGAATTGGGTTGTCCTGTCTTGATTCTGATTGAGGCCTGCTCGCCTCATGCGGGAAATTCGCATTCGACGGGAGCGGGATCAACAGGGGCAGAGCAGGAATCTACGGGTAACGCGGCGGCATGAATGGTCGTCGGTGTGGAACGCAAGGTAAACTTGATCTTCATGTTGTGAACTAATCCCAAACTGGAAAAACGGACCTGGATGCAAGACGCGGCAATGGGTAGGAAAAGAGCCTAGAGTGACGGATGCTACTTCGGCGTCGAACGGCAGCGATGCGCAGGGGTCCGACGCCGCAACGTTGCGGGCTGTTGTCGGCCTCCGGGACGTGATCGGCCCCTTGCGGGTTCTCTAGGACAGCGCAGCGAGCAACGGCTTTGATACAAGTGACGAACGCTCCGCGATATTCATGAGTCGGAGCTTCCGGCAAACATGGCACGGCACAATCCGCTCTAGACATGTCCTGAATCGGTGACTTCGCAGTCGACATTTGTTGATTTACCTATTGAGGTAAAGCACTTAGCCTTCATCTGAGATTAACCCTGCAGGTGAGCTCAGATGACCGACTTTATTGTCAAGAAACTGCCCT